ATAGCTATTACTAATTCAGATGCTAATTCTTTATTTGACTTTTCCATACTTATCACCTCCTTAGGTTGATAACAACATTATACACGAAAGGAGCATAAACAATATGCAAGCATTAAAAACAAAATCGAACATCGGCGAAATGTTCAACATACAAGAAAAAGAAAATGGAGAAATCGCAATAAGTGCAAGAGAGTTATATAAAGCTTTGGAAGTTAAAAAGCGTTTTAGCGCTTGGGCAGAAATTAACTTGAAGCATTTCAAAGAAAATAGGGATTTTACAAGTGTACTTACAAGTACGGTTGTTAATAACGGAGCTGTAAGACAACTAGAAGATTATGCTTTAACACTTGATGTAGCTAAACATGTTGCGATGATGTCAGGTACAGAAAAAGGTTTTGATTTTAGAGAGTATTTCATCCAAGTTGAAAAAGCATGGAATAGCCCAGAAATGATTATGCAACGTGCTTTAAAAATTGCTAACAACACAATCAATCAATTAGAAACAAAGATTGAACGTGATAAACCAAAAATTGTATTTGCAGATGCAGTAGCTACTACTAAGACATCAATTTTAGTTGGAGAGTTAGCAAAGATCATTAAACAAAACGGTATAAACATCGGGCAACGCAGATTGTTTGAGTGGTTACGTCAAAACGGATTCCTTATTAAACGCAAGGGTGTGGATTATAACATGCCTACACAATATTCAATGGAACGTGAGTTATTCGAAATTAAAGAAACATCAATCACACATTCGGACGGTCACACATCAATTAGTAAGACGCCAAAAGTAACAGGTAAAGGACAACAATACTTTGTTAACAAGTTTTTAGGAGAAAAACAAACATCTTAAAAGGATGAACTACAAATGTTACAAAAATTTAGAATCGCTAAAGAAAAAAGTAAATTAAAACTCAATTTACTAAAACATGCAAACAGTAATTTAGAAACAAGAAACAACCCTGAACTGTTGCGAGCAGTTGCAGAGTTGCTTAAAGAGATTAATCGATAAATCCGACAACTAATCATCATTTGAATTTGAAAAACTGGTTAATAGATAGCAAAAATACGCTATAAAAAGTACCGAAATATAAAAAGGAGTATTTATTGGTTCGTTATTAATAAACTTTAATAAAAAGTCCCAAATAGCATTACCGCTTACACCTACAGAACTAGCATTAATAAAACCTAAACTGGAGTGATTAATATGCATTATGTCGACAATTTTTTTACCGCTGTAATTATTGCTTTCATGTTGTTTTTGCTCTACTGGATGGGCAGGATTGATGGATTTAATAAAGGTAGAACTATTAGCTACATCGACATTCAAATTTCTAAGAGCATAAGACATTTTCAAAATATCGTTTTTAGGAATGCTCGTAGATTTTATAAAACTATTAAGAACCTCATTAGAAAATAAATTAGATTTGAACATTGGATGATTCTTAGTTACTTGATGCATATAGGAAGCCCAATTAGATAATTTCGATTGGTTAATTCTAATGCTATTCATAACATTATTAACCGTCGATTGAATTTCCAGAGCGTTCATAACATACGAATTATTCATAGTATTTGCGGCTTTAGCGTAAGCTTCGACAGGCAATTTAGACAAGATAGCTTGATTTTTCTTTATTAAATCTAACTGTCGTTGAGTGAGATTTATATTATTCATAATTATCACCTCCTTTCACTAGGAGATAACTAAATTATACACGAAAGGAATGGTAGAAGTGCCACCACACATTCAACAAATGTTATACGAAATCCAGTTAAAAGCTGGTATACCTCAAAAATTAATGGAAATGCAAGGTTTGATAAACGATGAAACAACCAAAGAGGAGAAAAAAGAAAATGAGTAACATTTATAAAAGCTACCTATTAGCAGTATTATGCTTCACAGTCTTAGCGATTGTACTCATGCCATTGCTGTACTTCACTACAGCATGGTCAATCGCGGGATTCGCAAGTATAGCGACATTCATATTTTATAAGGAATACTTTTATGGAGAATAAAAAAACTGCTACTTGCGCCAACAAGTAACAGTGACAAACGATTAACAAAATTAATTCATGTTCAATATAAAACGAAATAAAGGAAGTGTCAACAATGTACTACAAAATTGGCGATGTATGTCAAAAAGTAATTAATGTAGACGGATTCGATTTTAAATTAGCAGTTAAGAAACAAGATTACAGCATTCTAGTGAATGTCTTAGATTTAGAAGATAGATTTATCGACAGTATAAATATAACAGATGAGAATGATCTATACACAGCATTAGACATATTAAATCAATCTATTTATGAATGGATTGAAAATAACACAGATGAACAGGACAGACTAATTAACTTAGTCATGAAATGGTAGAGGGGGATTAACTAATGGCTAATCTATATGAGCTATCAGAAGCATTTAAAGAGTTGTCTAATCAAGATGAATTAGACCAAACATTATTAAAAGATACATTAGATTCTATCCAAGCAGAAATGAATGTCAAAGTAGATAACATTGTCAATTGGAGACGTGAAACATTAGGTGACATAGATGTCATAGATAAAGAGATTAAGCGACTTCAAAATTTAAAAAAACAAAAACAAAATTTAACTGATCGATTAAAAGATTACTTAAAAGAGATGTTAGAAACACAGGAAGTAGATAGTTACCGCACAGCTACTAATCATATTTACAAGCGCAAAAACGGGGCTAGTAAAAATATTATCGATGAAAAACTTATTCCAAAGGATTATTGGCTATCACAAGCCCCGAAACTTAATTCTAAGCAACTAATCGATGATTTGAAAGCTGGGAAAGATATTCCCGGCGTTGAATTAAAGGTAACAGAAAGTCTGGTGATTAAGTGATGAATAAATCGGAAACAGTTGTTGAAATAAATAAAGCTATGGTTGCGTTTCGTAAAGAAGTAAAACAACCGCTCAAAGATAAAAATAATCCATTTTTCAAATCAAAATACGTACCTCTTGAGAACGTTGTAGAAGCCATTGACGAGGCGGCAACACCTCATGGACTGTCTTATACTCAATGGGCTTTGAACGATGTAGACGGGCGCGTGGGAGTCGCTACAATGCTTATGCATGAAAGCGGTGAATATATCGAGTATGATCCTGTATTTATGAATGCAGAAAAGAATACGCCACAAGGCGCAGGCTCGTTAATCAGCTACCTTAAACGTTATTCGCTATCTGCGATTTTCGGTATTACTAGTGACCAAGACGATGATGGAAATGAAGCAAGTGGAAAAAATAATAATCCAAAACAACAAACTAGAACGCAATGGGCAAGTAGCGAAACTATAGGGATTTTAAGGAAAGAGGTTATAAGTTTCACTAAATTGATAAAGGGCACGGATAAAGAAGCTCCACAAAATATAGTAGAACAAAAATTCGACATAAATAACTATAAATTAACAGAAAAACAAGCAGCAGAAGCTATTCAAAAATTACGAAACAACGCAAAAACAATTACCGGAGGAAAACAATAATGTTAAACAGAACAGTATTAGTAGGACGCTTAACAAAAGATCCAGAATATAGAACAGCGCCAAATGGTGTGAGTGTTACCACTTTCACTATCGCAGTTAACAGAACATTTACTAACGCTCAAGGAGAACGTGAGGCAGACTTTATTAACTGTGTAACTTTTAGAAAACAAGCAGAAAATGTAAATAATTATTTATCCAAAGGGTCATTGGCTGGCGTTGATGGACGTTTACAATCACGCAGTTATGAAAACAAAGACGGGCAACGTGTATTTGTCACAGAAGTAGTAGCGGACAGTGTTCAATTCTTAGAACCGAAGAATAACAACCAACAACCAAACAACAATTATCATCAACAAAGACAAACTCAAACTGGTAATAATCCTTTTGATAACAACGCAGACTCTATAGAGGATCTTCCTTTTTAGGAGGCGTTAGATGAACGAATTATGGAAAGATGTTGTAGGTTACGAGGGCATATACGAAGTAAGCAGTAAAGGTAGAGTTAGAACTCACAAAAATAAAGTTACTTGGTCTAACCGTTATCAAAATGGAGGCATTGGAAACAGCGTTATTTAAAAGATAAAACACCTAATGGTCGAGATGTAAGAGTAACCCTTTGGAAAAATGGTAAACGCAAAGATTTTTTAGTCCACAGATTAGTGGCATTCGCCTTTATACCAATGATAGAAGGTAAAAATTGTATTAACCATATTGACGGGAACCCCAAAAATAACAATGTAGAAAATCTTGAATGGTGTAATCACTTGGAAAATAATAGGCATGCATTTGAAACAGGATTAATGCATACCAATATGGCTGTAAAACTTATTAATCATTTAGGTATCGAATATGAATTTATAAGTATGAGTAGAGCAGGAAAATTCTTAGGCAGAAGTCATAGTTATATTAGCGACAAAATAAAAAATAATCACAAAGATGTTACTGATATACATGGTAATAAATATAAATTTGAGAAGTTGATATAAATGCCGAAAATTACTAGTTATATCACTCAAGATGACGGCACAACAACAGTCGTTATCGAGGGTGCCGAGCTAGGAGACAAAGAAACATTATTACTTGATAACGGCTACGAAGTCGAATGTGATTTGCGAATCGAAGACCCATTCAAAATAACAGACAAGCAACGAAGAAAAATATTTGCGCTCTGTAACGACATAGAGAGCCACACAGGCCAACCACGTGACTATATGAGGTATTTGTTCCAAGAATATGTAACGGTTCTGTATGACTATGACAAGAGTATTTCGTTAAGTGACTGTACACGGATGCAAGCGAATCAAATTATCGAGGTAACACTCGATTGGATATTTCACAACGACATACCGCTTAGTTATAAAACAAGCGACTTGCTGAAACAAGATAAATCGTTCTTATACTGGTCAACTGTTAACCGTAACTGTGTAATATGCGGAAAGCCTCACGCTGACCTAGCACATTATGAAGCGGTTGGCAGAGGCATGAACAGAAATAAGATGAATCACTATGACAAACATGTATTAGCGTTATGTCGCGAACATCACAATGAGCAACATGCGATTGGCGTTAAGTCGTTTGATGATAAATATCACTTGCATGACTCGTGGATAAAAGTTGATGAGAGGCTCAACAAAATGCTGAAAGGAGAAGACAATGGGAGAAGTATCGTGGATAAAACTTAAAGTTGGCATGTTTGATGACAGCAAAATCAAATATATCGAAGCTTTACCCGAAAGAGATACGATCATAACTATTTGGGTTAAGTTGCTAACTTTATCAGGAAAGTACAATGAACAAGGTTATATTATGCTATCCGAAAACTTGCCGTACAACGAAGAAATGTTAGCAAATGAATTTAATAGACCTATTAACTCAATAAGGTTAGCAATTCAAACTTTTGAGACATTGGGCATGATTGAAAAAGTTAATGGTGTCATAAAAGTGACAAACTGGGAGAAGCATCAAAGCTTAGATAGCAAAGCTAAGCATAAAGAAAAAAATAAATTGCGACAACAACGCTATCGAGAGAGACAGAAAAAGTTACTAGAAGCAAAACGTAACGTTACCGTAACGTTACGTAACGATACAGAAGAAGAAAGAGAAGAAGAAAAAGAAGAAGAATATAAGAATAAAGAAGAAGAAAGAGAAGCCGTCTTCTCATCTTCAATAAAATATATAATTGCAAATTTGGATGATAAGTTAACGCCTAATCAAATGGAGCAATTAGGGTTTGCTATTGATGATATAGGTACGAACGCTTTTGAAGTTGTAAAAGTAGGTGTTGAGTACACTAAAAGCAAAAGTGCGCATGGTGGCTACTTAATTAAAGTTTTGAACAACTGGGCTAAAGAGAATGTCAAAACAAAAGAAGATGCAGAACACAAAATAGCGCCTAGGAAAAACACAACTGATGATGTCATTGCGCAAATGGAAAAAGAATTGAGTGATGACTAATGCCGATGAGCAAAACACAAGCATTAGAAATTATTAAAAAAGTTAGGTACGTATACAACATCGATTTTGATAAACCAAAGTTAGAAATGTGGATTGATGTATTAAGTCAAAACGGAGATTATCAACCAACTGCAAAAGCGGTAGATGGATATATCAACAGTAACAACCCGTATCCGCCTAACTTACCAGCAATCATGCGTAAGGCACCTAAAAAAGTATCTATCGAGCCGGTAGACAACGAAACTGCTACACACCAATGGAAAATGCAGAATGACCCCGAATATGTCAAACAAAGAAAAATAGCGCTAGATAACTTCATGAATAAGTTGGCAGAATTTGGGGGCGATAACGAATGAATTATGGACAATTTGAAATTGAAAGCACAATAATCGCTACGCTGCTCAAACAACCGGACGTACTAGAAAAGATACGAGTTAAAGATTATATGTTTACGAACGAAAAGTTTAAAACCTTTTTCAATTATGTAATGGACGTCGGAAAGATAGATCATCAAGAAATTTATTTAAAAGCAACTAAAGATAAAGAATTTTTAGATGCAGATACTATAACTAAACTTTATAACTCCGATTTCATTGGATACGGTTTCTTTGAACGTTATCAACAAGAATTATTGGAAAGTTATCAACTCAACAAAGCTAACGAATTGGTAACTGAGTTCAAACAACAACCTACGAATCAAAACTTTAACAACTTGATTGATGAACTCAAGGATTTAAAAACGATTACTAACAGAAAAGAAGATGGAACCAAGAAGTTTGTTGAGGAGTTTGTCGAAGAGTTATACAGCGATAGCCCTAAGAAGCAAATTAAGACGGGTTACAAGCTAATGGATTACAAAATAGGGGGATTAGAGCCATCACAATTAATCGTCATCGCAGCGCGTCCCTCAGTGGGTAAGACAGGCTTTGCATTAAACATGATGCTGAACATAGCACAAAATGGATACAAAACATCTTTCTTTAGTCTCGAAACAACCGGCACATCGGTATTGAAACGTATGTTATCAACAATTACTGGTATTGAGTTAACAAAGATAAAAGAAATCAGGAACTTAACGCCGGATGACTTAACAAAGTTAACGAATGCGATGGATAAAATCATGAAATTAGGCATCGATATTTCTGATAAAAGTAATATCACACCGCAAGATGTGCGAGCGCAAGCAATGAGGCATTCAGACGGGCAACAAGTTATTTTTATAGATTACCTTCAACTGATGGATACTGATGCGAAAGTTGATAGACGTGTAGCAGTAGAAAAGATATCACGCGACTTAAAGATAATCGCTAACGAGACAGGCGCAATCATTGTACTACTTTCACAACTGAATCGTGGAGTCGAGTCTAGGCAGGATAAACGACCAATGCTATCGGACATGAAAGAATCAGGCGGAATAGAGGCAGATGCGAGTTTAGCAATGCTACTTTACCGTGATGATTATTATAACCGTGACGAAGATGACAGTATCACAGGCAAATCTATTGTTGAATGTAACATAGCCAAAAACAAAGACGGCGAAACCGGAATAATTGAATTCGAGTATTACAAGAAGACGCAGAGGTTTTTCACATGAACACCATGCAATTCAAAAGCTTATTGAAATCGATGTATGAAGAGACAAAGCAAAACGACCCGATTGTAGCAAATGTCTATATAGAAACTGGTTGGGCAGTTAACAGATTATTAGACAATAACGAGTTATCGCCTTTCGATGATTATGACAAAGTTGAAAAGAAAATTATGAATGAAATCAACTGGAAGAAAACGCACATTAAGGAGTGTTAAAAATGCCGAAAGAAAAATATTACTTATACCGAGAAGATGGCACGGAAGATATCAAAGTCATCAAGTATAAAGACAACGTAAATGAAGTTTATTCGCTCACAGGAGCCCATTTCAGCGACGAAAAGAAAATTATGACTGATAGTGACCTAAAACGATTTAAAGGCGCTCACGGGCTTCTATATGAGCAAGAATTAGGTTTACAAGCAACGATATTTGATATTTAGAGGTGGCACATGGAAATAGAAATTAAATTTAACGAAACGTTCGAGGCACCTATGGGCTCGCCTCGTCCACGCTTTCGTAATACAGGTAGATTTGTTCAAACATACATGCCAACAGCTTATACAAATCATAAAGCGTATATACAAGGGCAAATGCCTAAGTTAAATCTAGAGCGCGCACTAAAAATCGAATTAGACTTTTACTTTCCATTACTTAAATCATGGTCGAAGAAAAAGAAAAGTGAAATGGTTGGACAGTATAAAGTGACTAAGCCGGATATCGATAACTTAATTAAAACAGTATTAGACGCATGTAATGGTCATGTGTGGAAAGACGATAACCAAATTACAGAAATAACTAGCTCAAAGCGTTATGGACTAGAACCAAAAATAATCATGCGAGTTGAGGAAGTGATCTAATGCAACAGCAAGCATATATAAACGCAACGATTGATATAAGGATACCTACAGAAGTTGAATATCAGTATTTTGATGATGTGGATATCGAAAAAGAAGCGCTGGCAGATTACTTATATAACAATCCAGACGAATTACTAGAGTATGACAATTTAAAAATTAGAAATGTAAATGTAGAGGTGGAATAAATGAGTGTCGTGAAGATTAACGGTAAACCATATAAATTTACCGAACATGAAAATGAATTGATAAAAAAAGAACGGGTTAACTCCTGGAATGGTTGCAAAAAGAGTACGTGGTGGCTGGGCGTTGTTAGAAGCCTTAAACGCACCTTATGGCATGCGCTTAGCTGAGTATAAAGAAATCGTATTATCCAGAATTATGCAACGAGAGAGCAAAGAACGTGAAATAGCTAGGCAACGACGTAAAGAGGTTGAACTACGTAAGAGGAAACCACATTTGTTTAATGTACCACAAAAACATTCACGTGATCCGTACTGGTTCGATGTCACTTATAACCAAATGTTCAAGAAATGGAGTGAAGCATAATGAGCATAATCAGTAACAGAAAAGTAGACATGAATGAAACGCAAGACAATGTTAAGCAACCAGCACATTACACATACGGCGATATTGAAATTATAGATTTTATTGAACAAGTAACGGCACAGTATCCACCACAATTAGCATTTGCAATAGGTAATGCAATCAAATACTTGTCTAGAGCACCGTTAAAGAATGGTCATGAGGATATGGCAAAAGCGAAGTTTTATGTAGATAGAGTGTTTGACTTGTGGGGGTAATGACCATGACAGATAACGCGCGTAAAGAATACTTAAACCAATTTTTCGGCTCTAAGAGATATCTGTATCAGGATAACGAGCGAGTGGCACATATTCATGTAGTAAACGGCACTTATTACTTTCATGGGCATATCGTGCCAGGTTGGCAAAGCGTGAAAAAGACATTTGATACAGCGGAAGAGCTCGAAATATATATAAAGCAACATGGTTTG